TTGCAATTGATTGCAAATATTCCGCCACCCTGCCCTCAAACTCAGACCTAAAATATTTATCAAGTTTGTTTGAATAAAACATGCAGGCAGAACAATTCACATTAGATATTTCTGGGGAATCGTATCTCCAGTCAGGATTTATGACGCCCTCATCATTATAGCAGCTTTTAATTTTATTTACTAAACATTCCTTACTACAGAAAAAATCAAGACCACTATGTTGATATTTCCAATCTTTCTGTGCTACTACTATTGTTTTTCTGCAACTTGCACAGAGTCTTCTGGGCACGCTTTTTCCTTTTTAGGTGCGAATTTAATCGCGCCTTCTTTTTTAATAATTTTATCCTTTATATGGTTTATCAGTTGTATTTGTGTTTCAAAATATAAATCTTTGTTTTTCTTCCACATTTCAACAAAGTCTTTTTGAGATCCACTACTTTTACCCATTGTATATTTAGTAGTGCCTTTTGTCATTAGGCCATGATTAAGAAGTTCTGTTATAACTAACTTATGATCTATAATATCCCCCCTAGAAAACTCTAACTCAGGGATGTCTGCGGTAACTCTTATAAATTCTCCTGATTCAGAGAGTTTTAAGGATTTAAATTTTTCTATATAAAAGGAATGCTTCTGCGCCATATGCAGATCTTTTTCTTTATCGTAATATTTCTCTTTATCCTGAAGTGCTTTTTTTGAAATATGAATAGTAAGAGCAGAAAAAAAGCGTATAGCATAGCCCCCCGGTTGCGTTGTAGAGGGCCCGTAAAACACTCCTATATTAGCACGGAGTTGGTTAGTAAGAAGCACTAAACAAGGATGACCCCTTTTATATTCTTTACTTAACCTACTATTAACCTTATTAATTAAATTGGTTACAAGTTTTGCTTGGTTTCCTATTACTTTATCATCAAGAGAAGAATCCATCATGTCAGATGGAAATAAAGCTGCTACTGAATCTAAAATAACTAATCCACAATCATCTGCTCTTAATGAATAATCTATGATGTCTCCATACTGGTTGCCTGCGTCGCTCACATTTAGATAGTAATCTTCAGGATTGCACCCAATGCTCTGTGCCCAAAACTTATTAAAGGTCCCTTCAACATCGCACCATACAGACTTCATCCTTATTGAAGGGAGAGAACACTCGCATTGAGCTAAGGGCTTAAAACATCTCCAGCATATTTTTGCTACTTTTGCCATAGCAGACATAAGTAAAGAAGTCTTGCCTCCATGTTCCGGACCTTTAACTAGAGAATATTGATGTATAGGAAATCCGCCTCCAGTGGCATAGTCAAAAGTGAATATACCTGTAGGTAATCTTTGTGCATCGTCTAAAGCTTCGGTTCCCTGTATACAGGATCTGTCCCCGTAACGCTCGTTGAGCTTTCCAGATATTGCTTGTAAATTAGCTACTTTAGCTAAATCTTTTAGTTCAGCCATTATTCACCAATCCCATGTGAGTTAACTTTCTTTCCATTATCTTATCAACAAGATCACTAGTCTGCTTATAAACGCTTCCTATTTCCTCAGTATAACAGGGGATACTTAAATCTATGGCTACGGTAATATTTCCCTCGTTTGGTCCTAAGGGTATATGTCTCTTAGCATGAACTGTAACCCTGGCAGGGGTTGTTACAAAAGGTCTTATCTTAATTATTTTAGGTTCTTGTGTCTGTTTACCTACTACAGTTTGAGTTACTTCTAGATATCCTTCTTCGGAAATACTCTCAGCGGCAGGGGATATTTGATCTATAGCTACTACCTTTTCTTCTGGTGCAGCGACTTCTTTGTCAATTTTTTTAATTGCTGGTTTTGCTTTTTTCATTTATTACGAACTTCCTTTATTTGTAATCCACGTTCTTGATAAAATTTTATTCTGGACTGGGCACTATTTTTAGTTTCCTTGTAAAACATATCTATAAAATCTATTACTACTGGAGTTTTTTTACCTACTAAGTATCTCTCTATTCTACCCAATGTCTGCCTCATATCAGTTCTAATAGTAGCAAGTATTAAGGTATCCATTCTAGGTATATCCGTACCCCTTGACATCATACCATAACTCGCTAATATTATTGAGGATTCTTCTGCCGACTTATCTTTTTCTTCTTGCTTTAGCATCTTGCCATTTAAGGAACGCACAAAGTATCCAATTCTTTTTGGGCTTATATTATATACCTTCACTAAAAGTTCTTTAATATTTTGTAATTGTTCTTTACGGTCTGACATTATAAGAGTCACTCTACCAGAACTAAAACTTTTAGAGGCATAACTGGCTATAAGATCGTTTCTTACAGCATTTTTAGCAAGATTAGATATTAATACTCCTCTACGTTGAATATCTTTTAAGTAAGAGGGGATAAGGCCAGAGGATCCATAGAATCTATGAAGTACAACCATAGGTGCCATAGTTTTTGTATTCTTACATTTAATGCGAAATTGCGCTAAACTTTCTTCGAATATAACATGCAGCCCATCCATGCGCGTGGCAGAAGCAGTTACTCCTATTCTCCATTTAGCCGGAAACATTCCGGAGGCTGATGAGAATGTTTTAGGAGGAAGTGAACTATCACACTCATCAAAAAATATAACCCCAAAGCTATTTTTAAATTCATTGGTAGCTATTCTAGGAATTACTATGGAATGAATTAGTCCGATTACTACTTTTTTATTCTCATAATCAGCTTTACCGCCTTCTACTATTCCTATATCATCCTCAGTTAGGTCGGTAAATTGTAAAATTCTATCTTTCCATTGTTTTACAAGATCACTCTTGGGAACTACTATTAAAGCATTAGTATGAAGTAATGAAAGCATTTTTAAGCCCATTACTGTTTTACCTGACCCGGGGGCTGCCTCTAAAAAAAATCCGGTGGCTCCTTTATCCAACAGTGCGGTAAATTCATTTATAGCTTTAGTCTGATAATCCCATAAATTTCCCTTAAATCTAAAGTCTACTTTGCTTCCTATAATTCTATTATCTATAATAGTTTCAGCCATTTCCTTGCTTAAACGTAAAGCATGGCGGGGGATTCCTATATAGTCTGAAGTTTCTTTATAATAAGGGATAGTAGGGCTATTCTTGTATTTACCAGTAATAGTGTATCTCTGTTTATAATCGGAAACATTTATTTCCGCTTTAGGAATATACAAATATTCGGATAGTATTACCTTTTTAAACATGAAATAGCCCTAACTACAACCTGCTAATTAAAGCAGATCATTGAGATCGTCTTTTTTGGGGTCTGTAGTCGATTCTGACGAGACTTCTTCTTCGTCTATAGTTTCATCAGTATCTTCAAAGAAGTCCTCTGTAGTTTCAGATACGGGGGCTTTTTCTTCAAGTCCCAAACCAAACTCATCCTCAAGCTCGGTGGACTCATCCGCTCCCATAGGATCGCCTATACCGGCAATAACTCTAAGTTCTTTATCAGACTTAGGGGCCAATACTGTAAAGTAATCAATAGGTTTAAGAAATTCCTTAGGATCGGCTTCGATCTTTTTGGCTATAGCTTCGAGGGCTGATATAGTAACCTTTTTACCTAAAGAGAAATATTCCCCACAAGCCACAGACTGTTTATCAGTGTCACGTTCAATCTCCATAGAGTAATGTGTAAGATCTACTTTATTACCCTCTAGGAATTGGCGCATAACCGCCCTAATACCTTTACCCTTCAAAACTAGCAAAACTTTCTGAAACTGATATTCTTTACCAGTTTTCTGACTAATAGTTTTGCGGGTATCTATAACTGTAGATACTAGAATAGGACTACGTTTATTATTAATCATACAAAGAGGACAAGTTTCAGTGTCAGAGGTACAAGTAAAGGTTTCCCATCTACCATCTACCTGGACACTATGCTCATAGAGCCACGTTGTAGGATTTTCCAAAAAAATAACTTTAGCCTTCTCAGTTGGTTTTAGTCTAAAGCGACGGATGTTTGTTTGTTTTGTTGTAATTGCTCTCAGAGCTTCCATTTCTTTGAATTTTTGTTGGCCTGCTAGGCCGGTGCTGTACCAGTTTGACATACTTGGTTTACCTTTCACAAGTTTTATTTGAATAATAGCTTATCATATTTTTTAATGCTTGTCAAGCTTTTTTTTCATTGATTTGCAATCAATTGCAAATTTTGTTAAAAATATTTTCTATGTCGCGCTTTCTTATCCACGAGAACTTTTTTATTAATTGCTCGGACTATGTCCAAGCGATTTTCTGCCTCTCCTGGGTCCTTTCCTCCGGCATTTTCCCAGTTTATAACGTGAACTAATTTTCCATTAGAGATATCTATTAACTTTTTTGTGGCCCTCCTTCCTGCATCATCATTATCAAAACCCACCCAGAGATTTGGGGAGGGTATATTATAAATTTGAGTTTTAGAAAAACTGGCAGAAGTAGTTGCAATTACGTTGTTGAATCCATATGTTTTTAACAATAGACAATCTGTTTCAGATTCCACTATAATAGTAGGCTTGGCGGCAGTGACCCTATTAAGACCAAAGCATGCCCCGCTGTTTCTTATAGTGGGAAGCGCATATTTATCTCCAAATTGTTTTGGGGAAATAGTAAACATAATTTTAGCGTTAACATCACACACCCGTGCCCTTAATACTTGAATATTTCCTTTTATATCAGTGAGTGGAAATATTATTAGGTTCCTTTGCTTATTGTATCTTATTTCCATTTCTGCAATAATTGACAATGAGATACCTCTAACATTAACGAGATAGTCCTTCATACTCATTGCCACACTATCATTATTTTCCACTAATAATGGAAACTTTTTCAACAATTGTAGTGGAAAAATAGGAGGTATTTCTTCCTTCTGTTGCTGCTCTGATACTTTAGGAATAACCCATTTATTAAACTTTAATGTCCCCTCTTTTGCATCTTCTTCAAAGAGCGCATCGTCTTCCCTCTCATTTTCATTAGGGGCAGATATTTCATACGCTTGATAATGAGCGGCTAATCTTTTATCCTTATACTCATTATACATAGACTTTTGAACAATTAAGCTTAAGAGCTTAACGGGAGTAGGCGTGCAGGAAAAACATTTAAAAACAGAATTTCCAGTTGGATTTATAGAAATACCTGCACTTGGATGATAATCCTGTCCCGAAGAATGTTTATGGGATGCGAGAGGACAGGGCACATTAACCCAGTCATCCCTAACAACCATAGCGCTGTCATCATATCCCATAAGACGTAAAAGCTTTATAATATTAATTTCTTTCAATTAAAGCCTGCTATTCTATAGGATCTAAAGCTATGTGACCCGTATCTGCATTTTGTACCTGTTCGGTGTCTGAAGCCTGAATAATTCTAGTATGTTCTGTATCTAAAACTATTATAGTGCTACCTTCTTCCCCGTCTCTTCCCTTTGTAATATTTAACAGTTTAGCTTTTTGACTCATGTCCCAGGTTGCTCCTGAAGCATCTTCATAGTCTGATAACTCTATAACTATACTAGATAGTTGTCTAACTACATCACTCTGATATATATCTTCAGTCTTTTTATTTAATTGATAAGTTGCAAATATTGGAATATTTAATTCCTTGGCCAGCGTTTTCAGAGATTCAGCTACGGAGGATACTATTTCATATCTAGATTTAGCATAAAACTCTGGTTTCAATAAATAAGCACCGTCAATATAAATTGCGTCCGGCTTATATACATAAGCTGAAGATTTAACATCTAATATTCCTAGGCTCATAGAAGAATCTGTCATATAGAATTTGTTAGGCATTTCGGACAAAAGTTGTTTATCATATTTTATTACTTCTTCCCCTATTAAAGTAGATAGTCCTCCAAATTTTATTCTATTTACACTGATATTATTTCTTAACGCTATTGCTCTTCTATGATATTGAACTTCAGACATTTCTGTAGGAATAAATAAAATAGAGCTGCCTTGGGCATGTGCAGCTAATGCCATATGCATTAATAGAAAGGTCTTTGCTGCCCCTGGTCTTCCGGCCAGAGTCACTAAGTCTCCTCCCTGAGCTCCTCCAGATCTATTATCTAAAAAACTTAAACCAAAAGGAACTCCAAATTCTCTAATATTTAATCTAGCTTTTCTAGACATGTCTAAAATATTATCAATGGTGTCTTCCAGAGAATATACTTTAGTTTTTGTTTGACCTTCTATTAAAATTCTAGTAAGAGTAGAAGCAATATTAGCAGCGCTATCAATATCTCCGTCTGATATTTTAGACATGGCTTCTTTGCAGAGAGAAAAGGAATTTTCTACTGCATATCTTTTTCTAACCTCGTCCGCCCAAAACTGAATATTGCTTTCTACAGGAATTCCTGGAAGAGTATACCCTGTTTCTATTTCTATTAAAGATTTAGTAGGTATTTCTTTATAGAGTTCAACATGCTTAGACATTACGTCTAAAACACGCTGCTCCTCTTTGGTGAAAAACTCGCGCATTAATCTAAAAGCGGATAAAAAAGATAAAGGTCCTTTATTATCAATCACAGCGAGTGAAAATAATAATCCCGTAGTCGGCTCTAGTTGTTTCAATCTATCTCTCCCATAGTGATTTTTTGCTTTCTCTTACTTTTATAAAGAGAGGCGCTACATTTGTTTCAAAAGTTTGTGCAAAAGAAGGAGAATAAAAAGTCCGTAACTTATACATTGCATCTTCAGCGGCATCAAAGAAATCACTCTTTATGGTATGAGAAGTGAAAACTACTTTCCGTTTAAATATTAATGGATCAAACAATCCCTCAAGGGAAGCAGCAAAAGCAGATAATCTATTATCTCCATGAAACATATTACTAATTACAATTAAATTTTTATCTAGGGATTTTGATATTTCTTCATTTTGTTCCCTATCTACTATCCTATCTAAAAGAAATTTTATAGCTACTTTATACACAGACTGTCCCGTATTATTAAGGGCATATAGTATAGGAAAAAATTTATGAATGTCCCACAATAACTCAGCATCGTCGATTAATACTATAACTGCGTTATGTTTATCTAATCCTTCCTGAATATAGTTACAATGACTCAAAAATTTTGGATTTTTCGTTAAAAAAGGAGAAAGAGATTCCATATCCCTTCCGAAACCGTGTTCATTTAATTTACACTTTATGCTTCTATATAGAGAAGCAGAAGATGAATCATCCCATTCTGGGTAACAGGTATCTAATTCTAAGATACTTTTATAATTTGCACCGTCCATCTAAATCCTCCTGTATTTTGAACATAAGTTCAATATGGTTTAAATGCTCATGAGTTGAATTAATAATTCGTAACGCTGATAGAAATAGGTCTAAATTATTTTTTATAACGAAAATATTGAAAACCTGTAAGTTCCATATCTTTACTCCCTTCAGTCTTAATACTCTACATATCAAAATATAGTATTCAATAAGTTGTTCGAATTTTTTGTAATCCTGATTAATTTTTAATAAAATTCCTTTATAAGCTCCATTCCATGCTCGCTTATGTTCCACTGGAATTTCTTCCAATTCTAAATAATACTTATCACACAAAGTCTTTAAGAAAGATAGCGACACTTTCGAGGGCGCTTTTTTAGGTTCAGGCTTTTGTAAATCTTTCAGCAACATGAGTAGTCTTTACCACAATTTTTTTCTTTTGTCAAGTTTTATTTTCGAGGGGAGAGGGGCGAGCGCAATGGGTGAGGGGTCTTTTCTTTCTTATCCCTTCGGGATAAGTGTAAAAATTAAAAGATAAAAAAATTTTTTCTTCTTACTTTGGATGATTAAGGAAATTTTTTCTTTCTTTTCTCCTAGTGGCTGGAGGTGTGAAAAAATTTTCTCTTTTTACCCTGGCTGATTAAGGGAAGAAAAAGAAAAATTTTCTTACGATTTTCCAGAGAAAAAATTTTTTCTCTTCTCTTATATGGTAGAGTATAGGTCTCTATAGTGTAATGACTATATTTACTATTCTTTTCTTTTACTATATATATACTATATATATATACTATATATTACTATTCTTAATACTATCTTAAAAAAAATTCTTCGCTCCAATACTGCAAACAGTTATATCATATTTTTTAAACCTTGTCAAGTAAAAAATGCACGCTTTTGAAAATAAATTTTATTTCTTATGAAACGCAGTCTTTTTAATATTAATTTAAAATTAGTAGCACTTTTTTCTTGACATTAGATACGCCGACAGATTATTTTAAAGAATCAATGGGTTATGATTTTACTCAATATTATACCTCAAAAGGCACCGTAAAGCAAGCATGATTGATAGAAAATTAATAATTAAAGACGACAAAGAGTATGAACGTGTTGTTTTTGGTGAGATATATGTCCCCGGGCAGGAAGATGCTCACGGCGACATTATGACAGCGGAAGAGATAAAAAAAGCCGCTTACGGTTTTATGAAAAATCAGCGCACTCATAATATTGATTTAATGCATAATAATGAACCCACAGGGGATTATTTAGTTGAAACTTTTATAGCGCGCTCTTCGGATCCAGATGGTTTCGTAGAAGGCTCTTGGGTGGGCGCTACTAAAATAGAATCAGATGAAGTATGGGATAAAATTCTTAAAGGTGAAATAAATTGCTATTCTTTGGAGGGTCTTACTAATTTAGATCAAAAAGTTGAGACGGTTCAACGTGTAGTGGAGGCTGAGGGGGAGACTCAAGAAAATTTAGATGAATTAATTCCACCCCATTCTCATTCCTTTAGCATAAAATTTGATGATGAAAATAAAATAATAGTAACAAATACAGGAATATCGCACGGGCATAATCATATTATAAGATCTGCTTCAACCACTGAAGTTAGATTTGGACACGCCCATAGATATTCCTTCAATGAGGTGGTATAAATAAAATGCCTAATATAGTTGAAGAAGTAGAGACTGAGGTTCAGTATATGAATGATGTGGATGTTCAATGGATTTCTTTAGTAAATAAAGGAGCAAATAGAACACCCTTTAAAATTATAAAAACGGAGGACGCGATGGAAGAAGTTATTCAGAGTATTATAACTCCATTAGCTAAAGATTTTGATAAATATAAGGAGTTGCATGAATGGTCTAAAGAATTTAAAATATTGAAGACTGAAAATCATGGTGAGTATAGCAAATTCATTAGTATACCTATTGATGAACTGGAGCCAGCTTCAGTTAAATTAGTGAGACTTAGTGAAGACGAGCATATTTTTGCCGTGGTGGGCGTCCCCTTAAAAATGGAAGGATCCAATATTGTTTATAAATCCATAATTATGGATAGACCTATAAAATTGGATGATAGGGGAATTACAACCTTTAGAGATACCTTCTACAGTGAGATTAATAATTTGATGTCTATCGTAAATGGTACGATGGAATTGAATGAAATGGATAATAAGAAGAAGAGGGATATTATTGGTAAATCTCTTGATGCATTTAAGAGTTTTATTTCTGCTGGTTTAGATATAAGCGCAGATAATATTATATTTGCAAAACAAGAACAAAAAAGTGAGGTTAATATGGATGTAAAGGATGAAAAGGTAACAGAGGTTATCGTTGAAAAGGTGGAGGCTTCTGTGCCTGCTCCTGTAGTTGAGCCCGTTGTGGCTGAAACTGTAAATAAGAGCGAAGAAAAACTTTTGGAGATGCTTGCGGTTCTTACTCAGAAAATTGAAGATTTGTCTACAAAGACGGATTCTATGATTAAGAAAGAAGAGCCAGAAGTCGTAGAAAAAGTTGAAGAAGTTCAGGTAGAAGTTGCTAAGGCGGAAGAAGTCCCAGTGGTTCCTTTTGCTAAGTTTGAGGAAACTCTTGATACCATGAAGGTTAAACTAGAGAAACTTGAGCAACTTGTGGAAAAGATTGATGCGGATGTACCGGAACCCTCGGTTCAGGAGCCCGTAGTTAAAGAAGAGCCTACTGTTAAGAGCGAAAGTCCTTTTTCTGGGATTTTTGGAAATCTTCGAAGGTAATTATAAAAAAAATTTAGGAGGATTTATTTAGATGGGAAAACTTAGTCCAAAAACTATAGTAGAAAAGGCTGATATAGCCGTACAGAACCTTATCGACAATGGTGGTTATTTGAACCCGATGCAGGCAAATACTTTTATTCGTATGCTGGTGGATCAACCTACCATCCTTAATGAAATGCGTGTTGTCCCTATGAATGCGCCTACGATGGAAATCAATAAAATTGGTTTTTCTAGTAGAATTCTTAGGGCGGCTCCTGCATCTGGAACGGCTCTTAGTGGAACTGGTTATCAGACCAGAGCGGCTGCTTCTACTGATAAGGTAGAGCTTCTGACTAAAGAAATTATAGCAGAAGTATGGTTGCCTTATGATGTGTTGGAAGACAACATTGAGCGAGGGACGTTGGAATCGACTATCATGTCGATGATCACTGAGAGAGCCTCTATTGATCTGGAAGAGCTTATTATATTGGGCTTTACCTCAGCGACTGATCCTTACATTGGGCTCATGAATGGTCTATTGGTAACTGCTAATGATCATTTGGTAAATTATACCAGCCCGCCGTCTGACATTGATGTTGATATTTTTAAGCGCGGTCTTCAGGCTATGCCTACAAAGTATCTCAGAAATAGAGGGCAGATGAAGTTCTATGTGTCTCATTACCTAGAGTCAGAATTTGCGGCTCAGATGTCTTTTAGAGAGACCGCGATGGGTGATGTTAGAATCACTAACGATTATGCTTCTATGTTGAAGGCTTTTGGGGTGCCGGTAGTCCCGTGTGCTATGATGCCTGATGCTAATTATATTTTTACGCTTCCTCAGAATCTGATTCTCGGAATTCAGCGTAAAATTCAGATCGAAACCGACAGGTTGGTTAGGGAACGTGCGCATGTCATCGTCTTAACGATGCGTCTTGCGTTTGCTATCGAGGAAACTGATGCAGTCGTTAAGGCCACTGGCTTGACAGCAACGGGTACCACAACTTACTAAACAACAAGGGCCGCCAATCGGCGGCCCTTTTTTCCTTATATTAAAATTTCTTGGAGTAATGTATGGGTGAGTATAAAGTCACATGTCAGGGTAGACCTGGATCGACTTATAATTATATTTTTGACAAAGCAGATATAACTTTTGTAGGCGGCGCAGTAAAAACCGTAGATGAAAGTATAGCAAAATTCTTAATCAAGCAGAAATTTTCCTCGGGTAAGTCAATATTTAGAATTGAGAAAAATATTCAAGAAAAAATTGTAGAAGAAAAAGTTGAAGACGCATTGCAAAAAGCAGTAGAAGAAGCTGAAGTAGAGAAAAAGATAACTCCAGTAAAGACTAACACAATTAAGCCGCCTATTACTAAAAAGCAAGATAAATTGGTTTAATAAAATATGGCTTTAATAACAACTCCTGGTGGATCAAGCGCAGATAGCTACATAACAGTAGAAGAAGCGGAAATAATATTGGCTAACACTGGCTTAGTTACTGAGTCATGGTCCGCTCTTTCTGACAATCAAGGATTAAGATATACTGGAAGTGTGAGTGGTCCTTTTTTGCCTCTTACTGGAATCTCGGATACGTTATTATTTGCTGTAGGTGAAGGTACAGATCAAGAGATAACTATAGTGTGCAGTTTAGACGATGATGATAATCCTATACCATTAACATCAACACAGGTATGTGTAGCATTGAATACACAAGTATCAGGATTTACATTTACAACAACTGCTGATTCACGTATAGTTATAACTACTACAGTCGCAACCGATACACTATATATTAAACCAGTAGACACTTCAGCATACACAGTATTTGGTTTTGTAGCAGGCACTTATGAGGATCATATTAATTACTCAAAAGAATACATATTAAAACTTGCTGCTGAGCTTATTGGATTTATGCCTATTAGAGGTGAACGGGTTTACGAGTATCAGGCGCTGGATTTCCCTAGAACGGTGCAAAGAGATACTACAATGATACCCGTTCCCGTAAAAGAGGCTCAGGCTATACTAGCTTCGTTAGTAGTATTACCTAATCTTTTAGAGCAGATATCTATGTCAGATGAAGCTTTACTTCCTACTTC